CAAACAGTCGCACTAAGAAAGTGGGCTCCATACACAGACGATATCACTGTACCTGTTAGTTTAAGAAATGTTATTTCTATCTCAAGTGTAAAAAACGATCTACTACAATACTACATCAATATTGCCGAACAACAACGTGATTCTGGTGAACCGTTTATGGACGATATCGAGGAGTGTGGAGTACAAGAACTAGTAGATGCGGAAGAAACGGATTCTCTAACTCAAGATACATTGATAGAGATGTTGAAGGCAAGGAAAAGTACAGTTCATTAATGTATCTAAATGAACTATATTAATATCCTTATTATCAATGGTCACTGACCATTATACACCTTGTCAAGATAAAGTCAATACTTTTTTTGACTTGACAACAAAAAAATTTTATGGTATAGTGTATTAACTTTTTAAGGTGAATTAATTATGAAAAAGAAAAAACAACATTACGTAGACAACAAGAAGCTTCTGGTAGCTATGACTGAGTTCAAAGAATCAGTAGAATCTGCAAAACTCAATGAGACACCTAGGCCTAGAGTACCGCCATACATTGGTGAAAGTATAATGAAAATTGCAGAACATCTATCATATAGACCCAATTTTATCAATTACACATATAAAGAAGATATGATTTGTGATGGTATTGAAAATTGTCTTTTATATATTGACAATTTCGACCCAGAGAAAAGTAAAAATCCTTTCGCGTATTTCACTCAAATTATATACTATGCATTTATCCGTAGAATTCAAAAAGAAAAGAAACAGATGTATGTTAAGTATAAGTCTTTAGAAAATTCTGATGTGGTTGATGAGATTATGCAAACTAGTGATGGTAATCCTATGAAAAATAATTATTTGGATTTTATTCAAAATAATCTTGGTGACTTTCTTTCAGATTTTGAAGAAACACAAAGAAATAAAAAGAAAAAACGAGGTAGAAAACCAAAGGTCGAGAGTACTGGAGAATAGTATATATGAAAGTCGCTTTGATTACAGACACCCACTTTGGTGCTAGGGGTGATAGTATTTTATTTTATGATTATATGATGGAATTTTATAATAATGTATTTTTTCCAGAATTAGAAAAAAGAAATATAGATACAGTCATTCATCTTGGAGATGTTGTTGATAGACGTAAATTTATCAATTTTAATATCTTAACCAGAATGAAAAAAGAGTTTCTTGGAAGATTGCAAGAAATGAATATAACTACCCATATGCTGGTAGGAAATCATGATACATATTTTAAAAATACAAATTCAGTCAATGCAATGAAAGAATTGATTGATGCATCACATCCTAATGCTCCTATCATATATGAAGAAGTAGAAAACATAAAGTTATCAGATGGTACTGATATTCTTATGTTGCCATGGATCAATTCAGAAAACTATAAATCATCTCTTTCTGCAATCAAAAAAACTAAGTCTAAAATTTGTTTTGGACATTTAGAACTTGCAGGCTTTGAAATGATGAGGGGTCTTAAATGTGAAGATGGAATGGACATGAAACATTTTGAAAAATTTGATTTGACATGCTCTGGTCACTTTCATACAAAATCTAATCAGGGAAACTTACATTATCTTGGTACTGCATATGAGTTATTTTGGAGTGATTTTAATGACAGAAAAGGATTTCATATTTGGGATACAAAAACCAATGAATTAGAACATATCATCAATCCATATAAAATGTTTAATAAAATATGGTATGATGATAATACAAAAGTTACCGAAGATTTTTCGCATTTAAAAGACAAATATGTAAAGATAATAGTTAAAGAAAAAAGTAACGCATTTCATTTTGAACAACTTGTAGATCAGATGTATCAAGTTGGAGTCGGAGACCTTGCAATTGTCGAAGATGAGATTGATATTGATTGGGAAGATACTACCGATGAAGATCATGCAGAAGATACAATCGCTCTTTTGTCAAAATATATTGATAATTATGAATTAGAGGTTGACAAAACTAAATTAAAGGTTATAATGCAAGAACTGTATTCTGATGCACTGAGGGGAGAATGATTCGTTGATGTATAGTTATGAGTCCTTTATGAAGGACTGTTTTGGTGAATATGATAAACCTACAATAGAACAGTTTAGAGATGAATCTAGGTTGATATACAATGCTGGAGAAGTTACGTTACGAGATTTTTCTAATAAGTTAGATGATAGTGATTATAGAAAACATTCTTTCGATAACTGGTCAGAAATTCTACATCACGCATATATCACAAATTTTGAAAATATGATGAAGAAATGGTTTATTGCACATGCAGAATGTAATAATCCAGATAAGTTTCTTCGTTTCAATGTCGAGCCATCCAGATATAATATAGAAGATGGATTTATCATAGATGGACGAAAAGAAATCACAAGTGGTAGATTATTAAGAAATATATCATATAAAGGTATATACAAAGAAACAGGAAAAATTAATTCCAATGAAAAGGATACGATGTTAGGTGTCTTTGATAATATTATTAACAATAAATTTAGTGTGTCTGCTTTACTTACACCGAAAGTCTCTGACTTCCTCTCGTCAGGAAATTATGATAGTCTTTTTGCAATGCTTCGCGGCACCGCTAATCGTGCTTCTGTTTTTAATCCATACACTTATTCGTGGATATTAAAAAATGTATTTCCAGATGGTAAAAAACTTTTATCTCCAGTGATGAGTTGGTGTACTCCAGTGATTGGTGTTGCAAATTCTAATTATGATGAATTAGTTGCAATTGATGTAATTCCAGATGTTGTGAATAAGGCTAAAGAACTACACACTTATAGTGAAAATATGAGAAATACCTTTTTTGGTGATGATTCAAAATCTGGTACTTTCTTTTGTTGTCCATCAGAAAAACTTGATGAGAGGTACAAATTTAGTGAAACATATAAAGAATATTTTGATTTGGTGTTTTTTTCGCCCCCATATTATAATTTGGAAGTTTATACTGGAGGAGAACAATCCCACGAATCATGGCAAACCTACGAAGAATGGTTAGATGGATACTGGCGTCCTACAGTAGAATTATGTCATCGTTGTCTTAAAGATGGTGCGACTTTTAGTTTTGTAATTGTTGAAGATTATTCAGAGTTGAATAAAAAACGCATTCCTATTAGTGCTGATATGAAAAGAATTGCATCAGAATATTTTACTTATGATAAACTGATACATATTTCGTGGGGGGGTTTTAGTGCAGCCAAAAATTCTAATGAAAAAAGAAAAAACTTGTTAGAAAATGTACACATACTAAAAAAGGTATAATATGATTGAATTTCAAACAATTAGATGGAAGAATTTTCTATCTACAGGAAACAACTTTACTTCAGTAGATTTAAATAGATCACCAACTACGTTAATTCTTGGAACGAATGGTGCAGGAAAATCAACTATTCTAGATGCATTGACATTTGGACTTTTTGGTAGGCCTTTTAGAAAAATTAATAAACCACAATTGGTAAATTCGGTAAATGAAAAAGATTGTTTAATTGAAATAGAGTTTAAAATTGGTAGTAAGACATATAAAGTAAAACGTGGTATAAAACCCAATGTATTCGAAATTTGGAATACCTACAGTGGAGTTATGATTAATCAGGACTCTAAGGCAAAAGATTATCAGAAATATCTAGAAGAAAATATATTAAAATTGAATTATAAATCATTTACTCAAACAGTAATTTTGGGTAGTGCAACATTCGTGCCGTTTATGCAACTAAGTGCAGCTGACCGTAGAGATATTATTGAAGATTTATTAGATATTAAAATCTTTACGACAATGAATGATATGTTGAAAATAAAACAGATTGAACTTAAAGATGAACTATTTGAGAATGATAAGAATAGAGAATTAACTGATCAGAAAATAGATATGCAAGAAAGATATATTGAATCTGCTGACGCAAATAAACAAAAGGCTGTTCAAGAACATAAGGGAAAAATTGCATTAAAGACTATGGAAATCAATAGTCATATATCTGATGTAGAGGTATTTGGAAAACAGGTAGAAGATTTAAATGAAAGTATAAGTGATTTTTCTAAAATTAAAAAGAAACAATCTAAACTGGACAATATTGAAAGTCAGTTAATGTCTAGTTCTAAAAAACACACTAAAGACATTAAGTGGTTTGAAAGTATAGATTCTTGTCCAACTTGTAAACAGTCTGTCACAGAAAATCATAAAAAGAATATGATTAGTGATAAGAAAGAAAAAGTTGGTGAAATTGAAAATGCAATCACTGCACTATCTGCAGAGTTTAAGTCTGTTAATCTCCGCATGAATAAAATTACATCTATACAAGAAAATATATCTAATATAAATTCACAAATCGCAGAAAAGAATACAGTTGTTAGAATGTTACAAAAACAAGTTTCAGAACTAACAAATGAAATAGGTGTTATGGAAAATGACGATTCCGCATCGGTCACTAAGTTGAATAAAGAATTAAAAGACTTAAAGAAAACATTAAGTGAACACAATAAGATTAGAGAAGAACTTTTAACAAAAAGAGAATATTATACAGTATCTTCTGTTTTGTTAAAAGATACTGGTGTAAAAACATCTATCATCAAGTATTATTTACCAAAGATGAATAAATTGATTAATAAATATTTACAAGAGATGGATTTTTATGTCAACTTTACTATGGATGAAAAATTTAGTGAAAACATAAAATCTAGAGGTAGAGAAAACTTTTCTTATGCATCATTTTCTGAAGGAGAAAAGATGCGTATTGATCTTGCACTACTCTTTACTTGGAGAGCAATTGCAAAGATGAAAAATAGTGTTAACACTAATTTATTAATCCTCGACGAAGTATTTGATAGTAGTTTAGATAATTCTGGTACAGATGAGTTTCTTAAACTATTAAATACATTAGGTGGTAATAATGTTTTTGTTATTAGTCATAAAGGCGAAATACTTTATGATAAATTCCGTAGTGTGATTAAGTTTGATAAGGTTAAAAACTTTAGCCAGATTGTTGAGGAAAAATGAACAGTTTGATGTGTAAAGACTATAGAGAAGTAATCGAGGATTATTCATATGATTACATTTTTACTAGTCCGCCAGATTTTGAGGAAATTGGGTCTGATCCAGGCAAGCCCGAAGATTACCAAGATTTCCTTATTGAAGTTTTTTCGAAAGCGACACCGAAAAAAGGATTAATTACTGTTGCATTTACAGACAGAAAATACAAAGGAACTATTGTACCAAAATCATCCATCTTAAAACATTCTATGATGGCAATTGGATATAAATTGCAAACACATAAAATATGGGTTAAATCAACTAAGGTAGATTTGTTTAGATTGACATACGGTAATGTACTTACATTCGGTAAAGGTAAAACAAAACAGAATTTAGAAAAAGAATTTAAACCAGATGTGTGGATGGACGGTACAGATAAATATAAGAAATTTGCATATGGAATGCCCGTAAATGTACCCAGAAGATGCATTCTTAATTATACTGCAGAAAATGATGTAGTATATGACCCATTTATGGGTAGTGGTACAACTGCTGTTGCAGCACATAGGACAAATAGACAATATATTGGTTCTGAGTTGAGTTCGGAATTTCACCAACTATCAATTGAAAGAATTAATGAAGAAGGAACAAGAATGGATCAATTTCTATGACTTTAACAGGTGCATCCCAAAACATGCCATTTAATGTAGATATGGCATTGAAAGCTCAACAATATGGGCATCCAAACGTTTATCCGAATTCTGAATACATAAAACCACCATTAGAAAAGAAAAAACTGAGAGTGGTTGACCCTGCAACTAGAACTGAAATCAGTATTCAGAGATTTAAAGATATGCAAGAAAGAGTCGATGAACTGAGAGAAACATTACAGACTAATAAAAATGGCTTGACATATGATCGGGTTTCTGGTAATATAGAGGTTAAATCAGAAAAGATAGATCAAGGTCAAGTTGTGGATATTAGTGTATGAATGAGCAAGAACAAGTATTATATAATTATTTAGAGCAGTGTAAGAATTCAGATGGATTACCAGTTTTTGACAATCCATTGTTTTCTCATCTTACAGGCGAGTATGGTAGAGAGATGTTTCGTAAAGTACTTGCGGAATATATTACAACCGAAAAACCACCATTTCCGTTTAAAGAATTTAAATATGAAGATATGGTCAAATCTTTTAGAAAACTAAAAAAGACTGATTATTCCGATTATATCCAACCACAAGACCAAGTACAAAAAGAAGTCATGGAAAAGTATGATGACTATAAGTATTCGTATGCAGATCATGGTTTGGGTATGGTTGATGTACCATCTACTTTCAATGAAGTAAGTGATTATTTTCACAATAAAGGACGTATGGCCTGTGGGTCGTATGGGTTTACTTCTCCAGTTGATAGGTGGAACAGTGGAGACAACATTTGGGGTGTGCTAGGCCCCATCTGGCGCGGAGTAAACGATAGTTGGGAGTTGACACCCAAACAGTACTTAATGGCATTTAGACTTGGTACATACATTGCCACGCAGTTTAAACCCATGGTCGCAAAAGTGTTTTATGAAATGACTTCTGCGAAAAGAGTTCTTGATACATCAATGGGTTGGGGAGATAGACTTGCTGGTTTCTTTGGGTCTAATGCAACACATTATATTGGATGTGATCCAAATCCAAATACTTTTGCAATCTATAAAATACAGGCAGAAGAATATTCTAAATTGATTGGTAATAAGTATACCATCACAGAGAAAGAAGATTATTTTGCATTGTATGGTGATAAAAAATCATGTGTATTTTATCGTAGTGGTGCAGAGAATTTACCATGGGATGAAATAACAGATATTGATTGTGCATTTACATCACCACCATATTTTTCTACAGAAAGATATAATGAAGGTGGTGAACATTCCGAAGATCAATCTTGGTCTAAGTTTAATGAATACAATGCATGGAGAGATGAATTTTACTTACCAGTTTCTACAAATTCATATAATTCATTACGTGAAGGTGGACATATGATGGTTAATATCATGGATCCGAAAATCAAAGGTAAAAGATATTATTCTGGTGATGAATTGGTCGACGAATTAAAAGATTCGTTTTTAGGACAAATTGGTATGCGAATCATGCAACGTCCACAGGGTAAAGCTGTCTTTTCTGATGAAAATGGTGACTTTGACAAAGAAAAAATGAATAATTTTATGAATAAACTTTACATGGAAAATGTGTGGACTTTTCGTAAGGGAAACAATGACTTAGACCTGTTTAGACACAAGAGAGTTGTAAGTTTGGATAGTTTCTTTTCATAATTGCTTGACATTACCATCGTAATACTGTATTCTTCTAGTATAAGTTGATTCGAAGGAGTAAAAATGTCTAAGGTATTCCA